GTAGTAGACCTAAAGTATCAGCGCGTCAGTGGGCGGCTGGTCGTGTTCGCTCATTTGCAACAGGCAAGGGTGGCGCACGTAAAGCAGATGCTGATTTAACTAGAGGTGGTAAAAAGAAAAAGGCAAAAAAGAAATGATGACGAAACAGCAAAAGGCAAAGGTCAAAAAGGTAGCTTCTGGCTTGCGTAAAGCATCACGTTCTCATGCAGGACAAGCTAAATCACTACAATCTTTATTGAAAAAGAAAGGTAAGAAATAATGCCAGGTAAAAAACTATCGCCGAAACAAAAAAAACTTGCTCAAGTAGCATCACCGCGCAATAAAATAACTGGTGCTGATTTTAAGAAACTTAAAAAGAAAAAGAAATGAACCTTGATAAATTAAGAGAAGAGTTAGCTGAAGATGAGGGGTGTAAGTACGAGATATACCTTGACCATCTGGGCTTACCTACATTTGGTATCGGACATTTAATTACCAAAGATGACCCAGAATGTAGCATGGGAGTTGGCACAGTTATAGAACAAAGCCGTGTACAATCAGCATTTAATCTTGATATAACAGTTACTATAGAAGATTGTCATAGGTTATATAAAGATTTTAATGAGTTACCAGAAGAAGTTCAGTTGATAGTTGCAAACATGATGTTTAATCTAGGCTATCCAAGGCTATCTAAGTTCAAGGGCATGAAGGCAAATGTAGATGCAAGAGATTGGTCTGGTGCAGCAGATGAAATGGTTGATTCAAGATGGTACACACAAGTAACAAACAGAGCTAGACGTTTGGTAGATAGAATGAGACAGGTAGATGGTAGCGAAACGGTTTCAGAATCCTAGCGGTGGTTTAAACAGGGCTGGTAGAGCGCACTTCAAGCGCACTACTGGTGCTAATTTAAAACGTCCTGTAAAGTCCGGGGACAATCCAAGACGTGCTAGTTTTTTGTCAAGAATGGGTAATATGAAAGGGCCAGAACGTGACAGTAAGGGAAAGCCTACGAGATTACTACTTAGCCTTCGTGCGTGGGGTGCAAACAGTAAAGCTGATGCTCGTAAAAAAGGGGCATCAATCAGCAAACGCAACAAAGCCAAGAAGTAAAGAGGTCGCGTACCTCAAAGGAAAGAAAGAAAAGGAGACTGATATGCCAATGGGTAAAGGTACATATGGTTCTATGAGAGGTAGACCAAAGAAGTCACAAGCTATGAAAAAGCAAGCTGCGACTGCTATGGCTATGAAGAAAGCTAAGAAGAAGCCTAAGAAGAAGATGTAACGGTGGAGTAAAACTTTTCCTTAAATTTTATATTGATACAGTTCTGACAAATAATTTTCTTTGTTCTTATGTATTCAATAAGTTTCTTTGGTTGCCACTTTATATAATTGTTTTGAGTTTTTCTATCTAAGTCTTCAAAGGATAAAGCGTAAGCATTATCTTTGTAGCTACAGACATGGCATCCTTGTGATTGTTTGTATTTGTTTAGCCAGTACCTTCTTCTATTATATTTTTTATAATATCTTTGCTCTCTTTCTTTTCTCTTACGATATTGAGCATCATATTTATCTTCTTTGTATCTTAGGTAATCTTGCCAAGCTCTATGGTCATCATTGATATCATTTTTAATTGTTATATTATTATTATTATTGTATGATATTTTTATATCCTTCATGGATTTCCTCCCTGTCAAACTGCCCCTGTCTAGTTCTCATCTACACAGGGGTTTTTTTATTTAAAATGGTGAGTTCATTTTTTTAATAGCTGGTTGGAATGGGTTACTCACACTACCATCATCAGTTACTTCAGAAATACGAAGGTTAAATTTCTTCTTACCTCTGGCAGTTTTGTATTCTGATGCGTATAATTGTAAAGAATATGTTTTACTTGCTTCAAGTGTCACAGTTTCTGCATCTATAGAATTTGTATTCTTATTCCAAGTACCAATTTGTGTAATGTTCTGACATAATAAATTCTCATTTTTTGTTTCTGTTGGTTCAAACAAAGTTACGTCCATTATTTTAGTATAAGTTGCCATTTTTTTCTCCTATTTTGATGTAATTTCTGTCCATTTATTTCTGAACAGTTTTTGTATTATCTTGTGGTCTATTGGATATCTTTGTTCTATTTCATTTATAAATGCTTTGTTCTTGGTATGCCAAGCACTAGCATTCTCTATTGTTACAAAGTTATCAATGTGAAAGCTGACCTGATATACTTTTAATTCAAAGGTATCTAATTCTCTTGCTTGGTCTTCAGTTTTTGTATCCCTGATAATAGATGGGCCATCTTCTATAGGCTCTTCTATTACAGGTTCAGGTTGTGGTTCTGGTTGATTAGTAAACCGATTAGGGTTTTGAAAACTATCAGCTTCTTCTTCTGAATACACAAACCCACTAGCACCTATGAGTTTAAGTATTACCCTGTCTTTGGCACGTTTCTCAGACATAGCAAATGGATAGCTATTCTTTGAATTATGTGGACTAGCTTCACCTATTGACCATGCAGTTTTATCTCCATTAGTTCCTTGTACGAGCATAGCAACAATACCTTTTTCTGCTATTGTTTCTATGATAGTAGGCTTATCAAACATAATGCCTTGATGCTCAGCAATACGCTCTAACGCATCGTGATATATTACAGGAGTGCCATGACAATCCCAAGTAGCTTCTTGTTCGCTCATGCCAACAGCCTGTATCAAGTCTTTAAGATGTTGTGGTATCTGTCTTTTTTTCATCGCCCTGCCTTATCAATCTGTTGTTTTCATTTAATAGAGTTACAAACGCTTGTAGGTTTTCTGTCATTGCATCTAATTCTTTTATTGTTTTAGATAACTTTATATTCATAACATCTATTTGTTGTTGTAGTTCATTTTGAAAGTCATTCATCTTTTGTAAATCTTCTTTCATTAGCTGTTCAAATTGTTGTTCTGTCATTCTATTCCCCATTGTAATTGTGCAATTTTATGTATGTCTGGGCCGTGATAGTTTTTTATTCTATCAAAGTCTGGTTGAACCATATCAAAGAGTGTGCGCCAGTTACCCCTTGCGTTTTTTAGTATGTTTTGTTGTACAAGCCATCTTTGTTTGACTAAGTTAAAGTGATAATCAAGACTATCTTTTTTAAGCAAGTCAGTTGTTTGTGCTGTGGCTATCTCAAATCCCTTTGATGTTACGAATAACAATGCAGGTTCTAGCCCTGTTGCTTTGTGATATACTGCCTGTTGAATTACCTGATTTATTGTAGGTTCGGTTCTAGGTGATGGTATTCGCCATGACCTAGTACCGTCCTTCTTCATTGGATTACGTGTGGGAAAGCTGCACTTTAAATCAAGCTCTAGTTTAGCTGATGCGTAATCAAGATACATCATACATGGCACATCAATACCATCTACATCCATCCATCTTTTGTACTCACCTTCGATTTCCTGATTGCCAAAATATTCTCTCATACCTTGTAATGCATGAGAAGCCATCTCGCTAAGATGGTTTTTGATTTCAGCGTGTTCTTCTGCATCCCTGCCATCATCAAAACCTCTTGGTTTATAAAGGCTGTATTTATAAGCAACTTCTCGTAGTGCTTGCTCAAAAGACTTTTGTTCTTGCACTCCTCTTGCTTTGATGTAGTTATCAAGACCTAAAGCTAAATCTACTATCTTCTGGACAGCCTTACCGCCTTCCATTTTAGCAGAACCTGGGTATCCTATCTTTAAATGATGGTCTATGAATAGCTTTAAGAAGTAATCATCAAGAGGTTGTGTACCACCTGATGCACTTACGTGCATGGCTCGACTGCCATATTCTTTTCTATAATCTGGTATCATTGTTTTCTCCTTCCTTGACCCTTCATATCATACCTATTGACAATATGTCAAATAGTTATTATGAATTATTTATTAACAAAAGAAAAGGACAATGAAATGGAAAACAAACAAGCATATAAAATGGTAAGAACAACTGACCCTGATACATCTATAGATGCAGCTATATCAATAGACCCAACACGATTGGAGTCTTTAGTATTAGATGCAATTAGACATTTTGGTGAATCAGGTGCAACTATGGATGAAGTTGATAGAGCATTACCTGACGTTAGAGCTGGTAGTATCTCACCAAGGTTTAAGCCATTAATCGAAAAGGGTTTTGTTATTGGTGATGGTAGGACACGTAAGGCTATTTATTCTAATAAACAACAAAGAATCTTATGGGCAGTTGAATTTTACAAGGAAGAAGAGCAATGACATTAGAAGAACATATAGTAAAACGTGGTATCTCTCGCAGATACTTTGCAAAGATAGCAAAGCTAGACCCAAGTTCAATTACTTTATTGATACAGGGCAAGCGCAAACCATCGCAAAAAACACTCACTAAAATATTTATAGCGAGTAAGGGTGAGGTTACTGCGGATGATTTCTATCATGGTTGATATAAAAATTGGTGATTGCAGAGATGTATTAAAAACATTGCCAGATAAATCTGTAGATTGTTGTGTAACATCTCCCCCTTACTGGGGATTAAGGGATTATCAAACAGGCACATGGGAAGGTGGTGACTCAGACTGTTTACACATGAGAACAACTAAAATATCTAAGAATACTGCTACAGGTCATAAAGCTATGGCACAGCAAGGTAATGTTGTGTCTGACGCAATTTATAAAACAAAATGCCCCAAGTGTGGTGCGGTCAGAAAAGATAAACAAATTGGCTTAGAAGAAACACCAGAAGAATACACAAAAAATATTGTTAATGTATTCAGAGAGGTAAGAAGAGTATTAAAAGATGATGGTACTTTGTGGCTTAACCTTGGTGACACATATTCATCAGGAGGCAGGGCAACAACTACTAACCAAACCTTGCGAGGTGATAAAGACTATGGAGTTACAAGAGCTGCATCACCTGAAGGTATTAAACCTAAAGATTTAATCGGTACACCTTGGCGAGTAGCTTTTGCATTGCAAGCTGATGGATGGTATCTAAGGCAAGATATTATCTGGCACAAACCTAATCCTATGCCTGAGAGTGTGCAAGATAGATGCACTAAGGCACATGAATATATATTTTTGTTAAGTAAAAGTAAGAATTATTACTATGATAACGATGCGATTAAAGAGAAGGCAACTGATTGGGGTACAAGAGATAGAGTGAATGGCAAGTATCACAATGAGGGTACTGGGTTGCAACCACATAGTGGTCTTGAAAAATCTTACGAAACAAAAAATAAAAGGTCTGTGTGGACTGTACCAGTAAAAGGATATAAAGAAGCACACTTTGCAGTTTTTCCTACCGAACTTATAGAGCCTTGCATACTAGCTGGGTGTCCTAAAAATGGCACTGTCCTTGACCCTTTTGGGGGTTCTGGCACTACTGCATTAGTAGCTGATAGGTTAGGTAGAAAATCTACAATAATAGAATTAAATAAAGATTATATTTCTATTGCTGATAATAGATTGTATCAAGATTCACCTTTGTTTGTGGATATAAATCATGGTTAATGGTCGCAACAAAGGGGCTAGTTTTGAAAGAGAGGTTGCAAACTATTTAAAACTGCACCTCTCTCTTCAGGATGTTAAAAGAGATATCGAACAATACCGCACTGCTGATAGAGGTGACTTACTTGGGATAGATGGATGGACTATTGAATGCAAGCGATATAAGCGTCCTCAGTCCAGTGTAGGTATTTATCGCAAGGAGTGGTGGGAACAAGTGGTAAAGGCTTCTGAGAAGGCTAAAAACAAGCCTGTACTTATATTTAAGTTTGACCATCAACCTATACGCTGCGCTCTCTATCTAAAACATATCAATAATAAATATAAGGGTAATGATGTAGCGATTGTTACCCTTGAAGCTTGGGTAAAGCTCCTCTCTCTCTCTAGGGCTTGCGTGTCAATATAAAATATGATATTGAATAATTTCATTGTCTACGCGAGTGCATACATTGCATCACGCGTGCCTTTCTCTAAATAAGTGTTCTACTGCCCCTCAAAGGGCAAGTAGGACGCTTATTTAAGAGCATATATAATAATAAGAACGCGAAACACATATATATATCTCGCGTTCTATAGCCTATATATATAACCTATAGATATTATTTTAGTTCTGATTTTAAAGCTTGCATAGCTAACACTATAGCTTTTGGTATAGGATAGTTACCATACTCATAGTTAAATATAGTTTGCCTGGTTAACTCAAGTTTCTCTGCTAGTTGTATCCTAGTAAAGCCAA